GTGATCTGGGGCTCCTGCACGGAGTCAGACCGCTCGTCCCCGGAGCCGTAACGGCTCGTGCCGCTGCGCTTGTAGTCGTTGACCGGCGCGGTGCCGATGTCGTAGATCCTTACGGTCTTGACGCCGACGAATTCGGAATCACGGCTCTTATCGAAAGCCGCGTCCGTGATAGATTCATGGTAAAAACGCTCAACCGCCTTTTCGGCGTACTTGAGTGCAAGATTGATAACGGCCATATGCCCCTCCATTGATATCTGGTGGGGCCGAACTCGTTATACCTCCGAAAACAGTGCGCTCAGGAACGGATCGTCCTGCGCTTCGCCGCCGCTCGACTTCTGACTGCCTGCGCTGCGCTGCCGGTTTGAGGCATTCTGCGCTGCAGCGGCTGCAGCCTTCTTCGAGGCTTCCAACTCCGCGACAAGCCTGCGATTCTCCGCGCGCATATATGCGCTGGCAAGATTGCCCGTCGCCGCAAGATCGTCCTTCAGGCGGCCCAGAAGCGCCGCGTCGACCGCAACATCCGGATACGCCCGTCTGAATGCGGCAATATCGTCGGCGGCTTTCTGCCGTCGGTTCTCAGCCTGAGACTGAGACGCCTTGCCAGCCATCAACTGGCGCTCTGCTCGCTGGCGCGCCACGCGTTCCCGCGCGACGTCCTCCGACAGGCCCTGCTTCTGCATCTGGCTCACGCGCAGCTCATCGAGCACCTGCCCGATATCATTGCCGCCCGTCTCTTTCAGATACGCCGTGACTTCGTCAATGGCTCCCTGATTGGCCTGCCGCCAGCCCTGCAGCTCGTCTCTCGCAGCCTTTAGTCCGTTCCACTGCTCCTGTAATCGGTCATGGTTCAGCCCCTTCTGTGCGAGCTGCACCACTTCCGCCCGGTTTACCGTGCGCTTTTCTCCCAGATAGGTCAGCTCAAACGTCTCCGGCGTCCCGGCTCCATTTTCACCGCCATCGCCCGCGTGGCCGTCATCGCCACCGGTCTCCGCGCCCGCTTCCCCCGGTTCCTGCTGGCTCTCGCCGCCAGCAGAGCCGATATCTTCGGCACCCGACTCGTCTGCGGAGGGTTCCCCCGACAGCACGTCGCTCAGGTCTACGCCAAAGGCATCGTCGTACATGGTATCTGTCATTTCATTACTCCTCTCCCCGCTGGTCTGCGGATCGAAATGCCGCCCGATTGGTCTACCGGGTAATGTTGTCTATTTACGCGGCAATGGTGTTGCCGCGTCTTTCTGATTTTTTCAGGGCCGAATCCCCAACAGGGGCCACCCCCTTTTTCTGCCGGGGTACTTGTATCCCGCCCCGCGGCGGCGGCAACGCGTATTTATTCCGCCCGCGTCAGGCGTTATGTCAAGGGAGATTCCGGACTTGTGGCGCGTTACACACCGCCGTGATGGTGAAATCGCGGGGGTGTGGTATATCTACTACGCCTCGCGCTCAAGGGCGCACCCCTTTTTCCGGTACCCCTCCCTTGCTCATCGCAGCGCGGACCGATGTCCGGCCCGGCCCCCTCTACAACAGCCCGGCACGCAGCCGAATTGCCCCGCGCAGGCCTACGCATGCGGCCCTGCTCACCTGATTGCCCGTGCAAGACGATCGTCTCCGTCCTGCATGTTCCGCCGCTCGAACGCAACAAAATAAATATTTTGTTGACGTTGGCCGGGGTTGAAGTCCCATTTATTGGACACCTGCACCGGATCGGGCGCAGGATTCCCTGCATTCCACGGCACGCGGACACCGTGCCGCATTACGCGCATTTAATGTACGCGCGCACGTGTGCGCGATCATTTGAACGGATCCTTGACGCCGCCAAAGTCCCCCACGAGCCGCACGGTGATTTCCCCGCCTCCGGCCTTGCGGTCTGCCTCGGTGCTTGCCGCCTGCCCGTCCCAATTCTGCCGCATGTTAAACATTGCCTTTTGTGACATTGCACCGTTCCACGCGTTAGAGGTCGAATACTCACCTCTAATGAACGTGCTAAGGACCTTGAGAGCATGGACCACGCGCTGTCTATCGCCCTCCGCCGCCCATGCCTTGCCGTCTATCTGCTCGCTCGTCTCGCCCGAGATTGCCCTCTGCATATCCTCCAGGCACTCGCCGCAGAGGCCACAAAAGTGCGCCCAGTCGGCGCGCTTGATCTTGCCGTCCTGCACTTTTGCCTTATAGGCCGTTGCCATCGTGCAAATCTCGTCCGGGGTGTGCATCATCGCCACGGCTGCCGCCTCCTTTGGTGTGCTTGCTGCTGCCGGTTTTGCATGGTTCCCCATCGGGTAAGCTAGCTTACCCGTAGGGGAACCTATGCAAAACTGACTCTTTGCGTGCCATTTTATCGGCTTTCGTGACGGTGTCAAGCACCGTCCGCGGAATAAGCGCACATTTTGTTGCCGCGAATGGGCCGCAAAGCGTTGCGGCGCAAGGGTTTGCAGCACTTAAAAGAGTGGCAAAATACAATACTTTGCCACTGCGTAGCGTGGCATTTTGGGCGCAAAAAAGGCCGTCCCTGCGTGGGACAGCCTGAAAAAATGTGAAGAAAGGGGCTTGACATAGTGTTAATACTATGCTATACTTAGGCCATGCCAGCCAGAAAGGAGGCGAAGACAGTGCCGAGTGCGCAGGAAAGCATGGACATCAAAAAGGCGATGGCCTACGATCTGCTGACCATCCTCGCGGATAAGGACGTGGAGAGCTACACCCCCGAAGAGGTCGAAAAGATCATCAAGGCGTATATCGCTGGGCTCGCGCAGAAGTAGCCCGGCGGGCGGGCAGGGAACTGCCCGCCCGTAAGAAAGGAAGTGGTTCCAATCGCATACAGCCAAAAAGCAGTAGACAAATGGCAAGCCGCCAACGTCAAGCGCTACGGCTTTGCCCTCATGCGCAAGTCAGACGCAGAGATCATCGAGAAGCTGGATAGCGTCCCGAATAAAGCCGGGTACATCAAAGAGCTCATCCGGCGAGATATCGAGCGCGACAAAAAATAAAAAAAGAAATAGCCGCCCCCCGAACCCAGCGAGAAGCGGCAATTCACAATGACTTGAGCCGCCCGCCTTCCCGCTGACCCGGGAGAGCTGCGTGCTCTTGTTTACATCTTATCATAAGCAAAGGAGGTTGTCAATGGAAAATCCTGAAACACCGAAGCGGAAGACCCGGACGAGCTGGCAAGTGAAAGCCCGATACAACGCTAAGGCATACCGCTCATTTTCGACGCGGATCAAGCCGGACCTGTCCGGCCGCATCGAAAAATACCTTGAGCGGGAAGGCCTGAGCAAGCCCGAATTCCTGCAGCTGGCAATCGAGCTCCTGGACAAATAAAAAACCCGCTCCCGTGTTGGCGCACGTTTCGGAGCGGGCCCCCCACCAAATCATCACAAAATCATGGAGGTATTACTATTATGACACAGAACACCGGAAAAATCAACTACGAGATCCGCGAAAACCGGGAATTTGCATCCCGGGAAGTCACCTTTGAGGGCAAGCCCTCTGCAGCCGTCCGCACCGCGCTGAAGGCGCTCAAAATGCGCTGGCACGCCGCCAAAAAATGCTGGTACGGCTACGCTTCCGAGCGCGAGATTATCGCCGCCATCCTGGGCGCGTCGGCTGATGAACCCGCCGAGACCGCCCCGACCGTCTCGACCGACGGCTACCTCGGCGGCGGCGCCGTCTATGGCAGCAAGTCCGGCCAGTACCTATATGGCGCCGAGCTTTCCGCGGCCATCCGCGCCGATATCAAGCGCGCGGGCATCAAGGGCGTCACCGTGTCCTGCAAGACCTATACCGGCGGCCAGGCCCTGACCGTCACCATCAAGGCCCCCGCCACGCTGCTCCGCTCTCGCGCCGACTATGTGGCCGCATACCGGATCCCCGCCGGTATGCCGTGGATCGACACCGGAGACGGTCCGGCCATCCACTCCGGCACCTATTGGGATATGCCCGCCGCCGATCAGGAGCGCATCCGCGCCGCCGCTGCCGCTTACGCCTACGATTGCGCCATGTCCCGCAGCTACAACACCGTCAACCAGTACCATTTGGAGACATCCGCCGACTGGCTCAACGCCGACGGCCTGCAGCTGCTGCGGGCCGTCGATAACATCATCCGCGCCTACCACTATGACGGATCTAACTCTATGGTAGACTACTTTGACACAAATTTTTACTATGATATCAAAGTCAAGTGCATTCCGGGCTCGGCCTCTGCCGCCTGATGGATGCACGACAAAACGCCGGGTGCAAGTGCACCCGGCGCCCCGCCGAAAAAGAAAGAAAAGAAAGGAGATCCCGCAAACCCGGCAAGCCGTGGCCCAAACGACTTGTTGATCACAGTATACAGGCTCCCGTGACGGAGTCAACCCCCACCCCAAAATAATTTTGCGGGCCACGCCCGCCACGAATTGAAAGGAGATCATCATGGCAAAGCTTGAAAAGTATGGTTTAGGCCTCAAGGGCCTAAGGGCCGCCTGCACGCGAACAAAGAACTGCCGCCCCTACTTCGGCGGCTACGGGGTCTATTACGATCGCCGCAAGGACGAGGTGCTCACGACTTACTACCGAAACGAGGATACCTACCGTTGCAATAAGTATTCCGACAAGGACATCATCAATATTTGCTACACCACGGAACCCATGACTATGCAGAGGATCGCGAACGCGATCCATTCCTGCACGGAGCTTACCCTCACCCTCACGCAGCAGCCCCGCGTCCCGGATCGCTGCAGCATGCGTGGCCGGGTCTGGTTCGAGGCCGGCGCTGTCGACGCTGACGGCCGCCATTACATTGTCTTTTGGAATGTTATCGACTCGTCCTGCATGCACGGCCGGGATGACATTGCCGGAGCTTACCTCGACTGGCGTCACCCCAACGCCGTTTCCGACCCCGACGGGGATTTTATCGATAGTGTTTTATTGGTCCACGGCGCGGACGGTGAGACTTACTACCCCTACTACCCCATTGATCACTTTTGGCCTAAGCCTTGGGATTACCAGCTGGAGGAGCTCTACCCGCGCCTGAACGCCGAAATCGAAAAATATATCTATGGGAGGTAAACATCATAAATTCACCCCGGCGCACTTTTGCGTCGGGGTTTTTCTATGCCCCTGTGGGCCCCTGTGCAGCCCTCTGCGGGCCGATCTCCGTCGGGCTAATCGCACGCGTGCATTGCCGGATCGCACGCGTGCGTTTCGCGTGTTATCTGTCGTCGCCGATAATGACGCGCCCGGCGCACTCGCGGCCGCGCAGCTCCCGGCGGATCATGCCACGGATAGACGGATTGGTCCCGATCGCCTTGATCTCGCAGCGCGGATTATGCTCCAGCAGCACGCGAAACACGGAATCGGTAAATCCCGGCCCCAGATACGGCACGCCGCTGAAATCAAACGTCAGCCGGTCATAGTCCTGCAGCATGCGCCGCACGTGCTCCCCCGTCGGTCTGGCCGTCAGCTGGCAGAGCTGCGCCATCTCCGCAAAACGCACAATCGCCCCGCCGGAGCCGTCCGGCACGACTTCCGGAATCGGCAGAGAATAAGTGTCATCCATCGCATAGCCCCTCCTATATGGATCAAGCCCCGAGGCGCACCCTCGGGGCCTTTGCCCTATTATATCGGGTCCCATGCCCTTTGCAACCCTCTATACAAAAAGCAGCACCCTTTTCGGTGCTGCTTTTCTTATTCCCCGAGCAGTTCCCTTGCCCGCTGCTCGATCAGCTCCCAATCCTCCGGCCGGAGATTAAATAGCATCCGGGCCGCCCTCTGCTGGATCTCCGTCGGCTGATTGCCTAAAAACCGCCCGGCCATCTCCGTCAGCTCCTGCAGGGCGTCCCGCGGCGGGAACATATCGCCCTCCCCCGTCCGCAGCCACGTTTCCGATACGCCGAACTCGCGGCAGATCAGCGCAATAACGGAATCCGTCGGGATATTGCGGCCGACCTCGTAATTTGCGATCGCGCCGCGCTTGATATGCAGCCGATCGGCAAATTCCTGCTGTGTCATCCCCAGGGATTTTCGCAACTCTTTGATGTGCGCATCCATTGTCTCACCTGCTCTTCGCGTCTTCCGCTTCCTGCCGTTTCCGTGCTTCCACGATCGACTCGGCGTACCTCGCGACCTTTGCCCAATCATTATCATCAAAATTGCAGACGATCTCAAGCAGAGCCGCCTGCATCTCATTCGGATTTTGCCCGAGGAACTGGCCGAATGTCTTTGCGAGCCGTTCCTTGCGCCCGAGAGGCGCAAACATTTCTCCGCGCCCCTCGCGCAGCCACGCCTCGGAGATGCCGAACACCCGGCAGATATCCGCTATCGTGCGGTCACTCAAGGCGATCTCGCCCTTGCAGAACTTTGTAACTGCAGACGGGGTAACATGTAGTTTGTTTGCAAACTCTCTTCTCGTGACCTCGAGCGAATTGATAATGTGAATAACTCTTTCGTTAATTGCTTCCATTTTCTCACCTCCTCGGCGCACCTACAGAATATCACACAACCATTCTCTTGTCAACGGTTGTTTTTGATTGAATCAAAATAACTATTGACAAGAGATAAAAAACGTGCTAGACTTGAGTCAGTTAGTTAATATTTGTACTGGATACAAGGCAGGTGAATCAAAATGAAAACCCCGATCACGGACGCGCTGGCACTGATCAGCGAAATGGAGCCGGTCGAGCTTCTGCAGCTTGTGGCCTACTGCCGCGGCCTGGCAGACGCTAAGCTCCGCAGCAACACCTAATTGAAAAAAGGAGGACAACCCATGGAAACAAAACCCACCCCCGCAGCCCGCAGGCAGGCGGCCGTTGCCGTCCTGCATCCGGCGTTCCTCGAAAAAGTGGATGACGCCATCGGCGCGATCAAGGAGTGGACCGACGTGCTCGCGCTCGGCCCGACCGACGTAGAAGAAGTGAACTATCGCCTGATGCGGCGGGCCATCGCGGACGTACTCGAAGCGTCGGATACGTACCGGTCGGCCGTCAGGTTCGCCGGTTTGCTGACCAACTAGGTGGCCTGAATGGACGTTACAATCGGCCCCATCAATTCAGAGGAGGAGGCCTTCCGCCGCCGGAAGCTCCCGCCGCCGGAGACGGACGAGCAGACGATCGAGCGCTTTGCCAATATGCTCCGCGCGAGCGTGTTTGACGCCACCGCGACGGCGTCCCGCCTGATCGATCTCGCCAGCCGCAAGCACGGCAGGAAAGAGCTGGCCGACACCCTCGATGAGCTGGGCGACGACCTGAACACCGTCGCCAGCCTGGCGGCAGTGTTGTACGGCCTCGGCCTGAAGCATGCCGACATCCCGAAAAACCCACTGAAAAAAGGAGAGGAATCACAATGACAACCGAAAAAATGGTGCAGCGCGCCCACAAGCGCATGCAGGAGGCGCAGGACGCCCGCAGGGCGGCCGTGAAAGCGTGGGTCGTGGAAACGGCCATGACCGCGTCCCCGGCCGCTGAGCGCGAGGCATGGCGCTCCGTGCTGCAGGCCCACGCCGCTGAGCGCTCCGCAATGGAAGCATACCGCCACGCGGCCGCCGCGCTCAAGCGCGAACACGAACGGGAGGTGAAAGAAAATGGTGCTGAATGATGCACAGCGCAGAGATGCGCAGAAATTGCTCGCTCTGGCCTCGGAGCTGCCTGCAGAGCAGCTCGCACGGCTGCTCATCTACGGTGAGGCGCTGCACGATGCAATCGAGCTCGCCAAAGCCGGACGGCTTTGAAATTAGGAGGTACATATGGCCAGTCTGAGAGTGCTCACCATACAGGATCTGAAAGCATTGCCCCGCATCCGCCCCGAGGACGCGGCAAAATACCTCCAGAGCGGCGTGACCGCTCTGGAGATCAGGATGAAGGCGCAAGAGGGGAAATGCCCCTTCTGCCGCGCAGAAAAGACTCCTAACTCAAAAACATGGCACTATCGTGTCAACCTGTCTCTGCTGATCCGGGCGAAGGAAGGAGAGTTCGGGGTCTGGTAAACGGCCCCGAACCTTATAGGAGCCTTTGCCGAGCCTTCCCTGATAATTTATATAAGGTATCGGGAAGGTTCCGGAAAGGTTGACGAAAGGTTCGGGGAAGGTTCCCGAAAGGTTAAGGGAAGGTTCGGGAAAGGTTCGGGAAAGGTTAAGGGAAGGTTCCCGAAAGGTTCGGTCAACACCTTCCGGAAACTTTTCAAAATGTCCTTTCCTCTTCTTTCCCCCCTTCTTCCCCCTCTTTCTTCTTCCCCCCGGACCCCCTAATATTTTTCTCCCCTATTATCCCCTCTTATAACACCTATCTCACGTCACTGCTTACGGGCGTGCGCGGGGGGGCGCGGGGGGG